TCATCGCTCCGGCTTCCCATCGAGTCCATTTGACTTCGAACTTCGACCCAATGTCTGCCGTCTCTTTGAAGCGTGAAGCGTTTGGATCAAAGTTTTCAAATCCAAGCCATTTCGCCACAGCGATTTCAGCACCGATTGATTCAGCTACTTGGGCGACATAATCGAACCAAGAGAGCTTCTTGTCGTACCTTGAGCCATGATCAGGATTGCCCTTAATCTCCGAGATTCGTCGAATGGCACAGGCCAAGGCTGTCCACTCTTCGTCTCGCGTGATTGATTGTCTCATCTGCATTCCACGCACCACCACATGATGAGCTCACCATTGTTTTCGATGTATTTGCCGCCTCTTGTGTCCACAAGCTTGTCGCACTTGTCGCAGCGGTTGAATGTCGTGAATTCGCCTTCTTCATTGCCCTTGGTCGTGAAGCCATTGCCGTCAGGCCTGATGATTTCGATGTATCCCATTAGAAGACCCACTTTCCGTCAGATCCAACCTTCGCCCAAAGAGCCTTGCATTGATTGGCCTTGACCTTTTCGGTGCAGACATATCCAAAGTATTTGTCGCCATTGGCCTTTGTGCCTTCTTTGCGGATCATGTGGCCATGATTGCAAATTGGAGATTCTGCCTGTATTTCGCCACCCAATTGAGATTCGATAAGACTCACAGCTTCTTGAGCTGATGTGAAGCCGTCTTCACGGAATGGCTTTGACCATGGATCATCTTCAAGCTTGTTCACGAATGCCGCGGGCATTTGCTCGACCTGCTCCATGTTTTGTCGGGTTGGTCGCTTGTCTGATCCAAGCAAGAGTCCAATTGCGCGACCGATTGCTGATGTGACTGTGTCCTCGACGAACCATCGCTTCATGTTTGGGCTGTAAGACTCCACACGGCCGAAGGCATAGTCCACAGCTGATGGCTTCTCATCTTCGTACTCTTTAAAGATTTTGCATTCAGCCAAGAGATAGCCGGCTTGTGCATTGAATTCGATGATCCGAGTCTCGACACGGTTGGTTGGGTGTGTTTCGTGTAGTCGCTGAATTCGAGCCGCTACATCTTCGTAATTGTCCAAGAAGCCCATTTATGCACGCTCCTTTGAGTTACGGATAGCCATGCCTCGACGATAGCCGATTGCTTTGCCCTCTTTGTAACCGTCATTGCGCCCTGCGTAGTAACCGGCGACCAGCATGAAGATATGAGTGATGAAAAGAATGATTTGAAGAATTGTCATTTGTTGCTCCCATTAGAGAGCTACTGTGTTTCGCTCCCTGACTATAAGGTGACGGAAGCCCCTGACAATGTCAAGAATCCCGCTATGACTTGGGCGTGTCGCTACCGTCTTTCGGCTTATCCTTCAGGCCGTTCGAAGCCAAGACAGAGCCGAGAGCACCGGTCAAGAAGATTGTCAGCGTGGAGAGAAGCTCGATGAATGCACGATCATTGGGAGCTTGGTCGCCTAGTGGCTGAGTTACGAAGATTAGGGCGTAGAGCATTCCGGCCACAGAAAAGGCAAAAGTTAGAGCAAGACAGACTCCGATGAATACGATGAGACGGGCTTTGAGCTGCTCATTGGATAAGCGTCGATTATGGATTGACATCGATGTCTCCGAAAATGTCTTCTTTGCATACGCCCTGCGCTTTGCATTGCGGCGGGTTACATTCAGGCTTTTCCCAATTTTCATATTCTTGGCATTCATAACGAGTCCAGCCTTGGTATCCACAAGACGAGAGCCCTAGCAAAAGACCCGTCGCTAGAGCTCCCGCCAGTAGATTCCGAGTCACTTCCCCTTTGACCCGAATGCTGCGTCGTTAGGGTTGAGCCAACGAAGGATTACCGGTGCAACAGCGGCCGCGCCAGCCATTGCAAGTGTCTTTGGATCTGTCTCGCCGGCCATGTAAAGAGCAAGAGCCGCAGCCATAAATGACCGAGCCCATGACGCTCCAATTGCTTTTGCTTCTTTCATTTCTTCGCCTTCTTTCCGATGAGTGGCTTCTTGCTTGGAATCTCAATGTCAAATGCAATTTCAGGAAATTCGCCCTTGTACGGGACATACTTTGGACGACCGAAACCGACGACTTCTTTGCCGATATTGCGTTGCTTTACCATGACCATTCCGCCATTCCGCTGATCGCCTGAGCCGCTTGTGTTGCCCTCGATGGTTGTGACCTTGTCTCCATGTACGCCAACGACAATGCCGATGTGAGAGATACGATCGACGCCGTCATGTGGGAAGTCCATGAATGCCAAATCACCGACCACCGGCTTGTCATGCCAGCGACCGATCTCTTTGAATTTATGCGCTCCGACCGCTGTGCCTACGACAGAGTGAACCTTAACTTGAGCCTGAGCCAAGACCCAGTTGCAGAAGCTTCCGCACCATGGGAGTCCATTGGCCTTTGTGAATTCGCCATATTTGGTGATGTTGTCCGGTGTCTCGACATAGCCGATTTCTGCCTTGGCAATTTCAATTGCGTGTGCAGCTGTGCCTGTTGGATAGCTCATTCTGTCTCCTGTGCGATTTGATGTGCAGCGTTTGAGCATTCCCAACGCTTTGATTCATTCAATGTCAATTCTTCGTGACCACATTCAGGCATTGGAGCAATAAATGCGTCATCGATTGGATCATAGGTGTAACCAATTCCAGCAAAGTTGTATCGAATTGTTGCGTTGTAACTTGTCTGAATCCAAGTTCCGCCAAGATTATCGATGAGCCATTTGTAACCTTCATCTCCATTGGAATCAGCATTGTCTCCAACCAAGACGCGAATCACTTTGTTGTTTTCATCTATTTCTGCCCAATGGCTCATGCGTTATACCTCACAACAATAAATCCTGAACCGCCAGCACCGCCTACCGCGTAGGTACTACCGCCACCGCCACCGCCTGTGTTTGCTGTTGCATTAGATCCACTACCTGCCGATATTCCTGTGTGTCCAGCACCGCCACCACCTGACGCTGATCCACCTGTTGTCCAGCCTGTGCCACCGCCACCGCCGGCTACATATCCACCAACTCCAAGTCCCACAGCTGAAAGCATTGTGGAAAGTGTTCCCCAGTTTGTGTAAGTGTTTACGCCAGCACCGCCTGTGCCACCGATACCACCAGTCGCAGCATTTCCGCCATTTCCACCAGCACCGCCACCGCCACCTGAGGCGTGATTAGCCGAAGTTGCGTAACCTTGACCGCCAGTATTTCCTTGATTTGATGTGCCAGCTGCGCCCGGATAACCAGGGCCATTGTTTGTGCCGTTGAAGTATCCACCGCCGCCACCTGATCCACCAGTTACAGCAATACCGTATCCACCGCCGCCACCGCCACCAACTGAAGCGGGAGTCAATGAGCCAAATTGTGAATTCACTCCGTTTGTTCCTTGTGAACCGTCTGAAGCACCACCTGCACCACCTGCACCAACTGTGCATGTGTAATTTGTTGGCGTCAATGATTGACTTGCAAATGCTAAGACTCCACCTGCACCACCTGCACCAGACGCGGGACTGTTACCGCCGCCAGCACCACCAGCTATGACAAGGACATCGGCTGTTATATTTTGCAAAGGTGTGAAAGTGCCGTTCCCTGTGAATACATGGTAAACCTTTCCACCAGAGACGGTGATTGTTCCACCTGTTGCTTTGATGATTCTGCCTGTTGTGAATCCATAGCTTCGAGCTGAATCAGCTGAAAATGATGAAAGAATTGGCATAATTAAGCAAATTTCGTTTGAGAAGCAAGTACCAAGTACGACGGCGTTGAAGCGGTCTTAATTATTGTAAAGACATAAGCGTCCACAGATGAGGCATTGCCTGATGATGGAGCTGACCCGCCTTGCCATTTTGGAGTCACAGCTGACCCGTCAATTTGAAAGGCTGTTGGGTAATATGCCGTTGATCCATTTGTATTTAAGAATGTAATTGTGATTGATTGTCCGACAGCCAAAAGAGTTGAAAGAGACACGCTTGATGACTTGCGGAAGTTAAGTGTGAAGTTGGCAGAAGCGTTTGTCGTGTAGTACCACACAGAGCCAAGAGATCCAACTTCGACATTGATTGTTCCGGTTGCAGCTGTGGCAGAAACATTGATTACTTCAAGCGGAGCATTGAGCGGAGAATTGACTCGAATGTCATTGTCAGCCCATACGAAATCCATGGCTGTCCCTGAGTTCTTTGTCAGGATTTGGCCAGTAGTGCCGCCAAGCAAATCCGCCATCGATGTATCAATATCCTGACCAAGTTCACGGATCGCAGCTGCGCCGTCTTTAACGAGGTCTGTGTCATCGGGCGTGTCCCACCCGAACGCCGTAGTGTTCGCCATGTTTTCTCCTTATGCGACGATAATCGCTTCGTTCCAGTCCATTGTATTAGATAGCGTGTTCCAAGTCTCCAACGTCGGTGAGACAGTCAGAGTCAGATTGAGATTGTTGTACGACGCACGGAATGACCAACCTTCGACGAATCCTTGGAAGCGGCCGAGTGCGATATTTGTTGGAAGGTCTGTGATGTCGATTGGAAGTCCCATGAAGACATTGAGCAATGAATCGCGATCAGAATCGTCGATTTCAGGATTGCCAAGCGGGAAGGTTATAGATCGGAATTGGGCTTCAGGGAAGGCACGAATTCCCAAATAGAAGTCGGCTTGATCTTCTGCGTCGTATCCATGCTCCAAAGTTGTCTGAATTGACTGAGCTTGGAAGCCATAAAGTGCAATAGATTCATCGCTTTGAGCGGACTTGGTTTGATTGTTCTTGTAAGTGATGGTCACGCTATTTCGAATGTCACCGGATTTGAGCGATGTTTTGATTCCGGACGCGAGCGCGGTATTGCCTGAGACGCTTGTGTATCCATCGGTCGCGAGAGCCTGATTTCGATGAGTCGAGTCGGCATAGCAAATGCGGCCTTGATTGTCTTCGTACAGGTAGCCAAGCCCTGAATTGGCCAAGGCAGCCACTAGCGAATACACATCGGTCGTTGATGATGATCGTGCCGTTAGCTCATAATTGCCTTCATCGATTTCTCCAAGGCCTGAATTCTCGGCATTCTCCCAAGTCGTCGTCG